TTGAGGTTCTAATTGACGAAGCTAAGGAAGCTGTTCGCGCTCAGATTGGTACCTATCCTAATAAGATGGTTATCTCACCTGACGCCTTCAACGCCCTCAAGCGTAACAAGAGAATCAGAGACTTCATGCAACGTGGCGTTCTCGTCAACGAAGCGACTCTCGCCAACATCTTTGGCCTTGACGAGATTCGTGTTGCACGTCGTCTTAAGCTTAACCAGTCCACTGGTTCACTTGAGAACATCTATAGCAACATTGCTGTTCTCTTCTACCAGCCTTCTGGTGCTACCGATGGTTTCGCTCCTGCTCTGGATGCAAACTATGGTAACCCTGCTTTCGGATACACCTACACCCTTGCTGGTTATCCTATCGCTACTCCTGAGCGTTTCAACATCGAACGCCGTGTATTCACCGGTGACATCCTTGTAGAGCGTTCATTCGAGCTAGTCGGCATGGGCGAAAATGGTAAGGTTGGTGCTGGCGCTGTTCTTAAGAACTGCGTCTGATTTATAATCAACAACTTAACAAACTGGCTGGCCTTCGGGTCGGCCCTTTTTGTTTAAAGTAAAAAGAAGAATAATATAAGCTATGTCAGGACCTCAGCCTCCAAGAGATATATATGGGGTAGCGAGTAATTGTAACCTAGCGACTGTTGATTACTTTGTATCTATTTTTGGATTCCAAGAAGCCGTAGAGTTATCTAATATTGAAGATCCTACAGGAAACGGGATAGACGCAGATAAGATCCAGCTCGCGTTAAATGACGCTGCTCAGCTAGTAAATAACTACATTGAAAGTGCTCCACCCCAGGGTAAAGTGCTTATAGCCGGCTCGTTTAGAAGAACTCAGGCTACTATTGCTAGATTTTATCTAGATGTACTCCGCCCTAGGACCCAAGTCCAAGAAGCAGCAGAGAAAGCATTACAGCAACTAGAGGCTTGGGGATCTAAAGGAAGCCCAAGTGCGGGGCTTAAATGGCAAGAAGCCTATCGCTATTGGAGATCTGGTTGCTCTATGACAAAGAGCTCTTATCAGAGAGGAAGGAGCTTCACTGACCCCTCGCTTAATAAGTGGGTGCTACGTGAAGGAAGTAATGATAGAGGGTTCCCTTACGCGAACAGAGAGTCTCCTGTTCTTAACAGGTATAGCGAAAAAGCTCTCGAGCCTGAAACTCTTGGCATTAAAGATGTACAATCTGATAGCAATCAGCGTTCTAACGTACTATTTGATGCTCTTGAGACTACAAGATCCCTATCCAGCTTTGTGAATACTGAGGATTCAGATAGCCCTGAAGATGGCGACGGTCTCGTTGCAGATAACACCACCCCGTCTGCAGATGGAGAATTTGATAATTATGGTGGTCTAACTACTGAGGATACTTTCTAATGTCTACAAGCTCTTATAAAGGATATAACCCATACTACCCAACCGGAGAAGGTAGTGGGGCAATGCATCTCACAAACAACGACTCAGGAAACTGCTATGGCTACTTAACGGGCTATAAGACAGGTATTTTTCCTGATGGTACCAAGCATAAGGAAGACGCCGCAGCGCTTCGTAAGTATATCATCTCCTTAGAATCTACTCGTAAATTACAGGATCTATCAGACGTTAATTTCTCTAGAAATGTGAAGAAAGGGGATTTCCTTATATATGATAACACTAGCGGGAAGTGGGTTCTAACTGATTATCTGTCTGGCGGCGAGTTCTAATGCTTTTAGAAATTGAGAACCAGCTACATACGAGAATACATAGCACTATAGGACAGAGCGCCGTAGTTCTGAGACTAGCCGAAGAGCTAGATCAATCTGGTCGAGTTGCAGAACAGGCCATGATCATTGTTAGCTATGTCTCTGGTTCATCAACTAACGAGATGGGCGGCGGTGCTTATATACCCACAATCAGGACAAGGAAGATGACATATAGTGTCACTCTTGTTCAGAAGCAGACCCAAAGAGAGGGGCATAGTTTCTCTCTGCCTATCTTAGACCTAATCGCCGATGCCGTGACAGGATGGGTACCAGAAGTACCAGGAGTAGAATTTGCTACAGGATTTGAGCTAGATAGCGAAAGATTTGTTCAAGTCACAGAAGCATCACAATTTATATATGAACAAAATTATTCTGTTAATGTCTCTATATCTGATGGTAGATTTTATACTCAACCTTGTGCCGCTTTTGATCCTATCTCTATTGTCGATTTCTTACCCACGAGAAAATGCTTACAGACCCAAAACGGAGAACCCACCGGTCTAGCAGTATGGTCTAGAGTTACTGGTCCAGAAACAACAGAAAGCTATATTGTAGAAGATGCAAAAGCCTGTAATTGTCCTAAATCAACAAGCCTAGAGCTCACTTGTGGAGATGCAGAAGACGGATCAGGGACTTACAAGTTCACTCCTCGTGATGCTAGAAAGATCGCCGCAGACGGGTCTTTTGTTATAGACGACTCTAAGGTGGTACAAGGAACTCTTCAAAGAGTGTGGAAATGTGATAAATCAAACAAAGGCGAGTATCCGCCATGGTTCAAGCTCAATATAGACTTTGCTCTTTGGAGAAATGACGTGGGACATCTAGGGGCTGAGGATGAGAACTCTGCTCAGGCTCTTAATTTCAAAACCGACGAGGCATTAGATCTAGACTGCTAAGCTCTAATAAATAGCATCCTATCTCTGTGAATATTTCTTTTAAGGGTATTTAGAGTTATGCACCTGTGACCCGCATTAAGAGTCATACCCGCTTTCTTAGGATACTTTGTAGTAAGGTCTCCATTGGCTTTCAATAGAGCAAACTCTGTGCTAACAAGTCCTACCCAATATTGAGGTTTTTTGCCCGCCATTAAGTAAGGCTCTTCTTGCATGAAAAGAGAGAGCCCGTACTTCGTTTCGAAGTAGGTATTTATTTCTTCAAAGCTTGTTAAAGACGGGGATGAGGTCTTTGATTGTAACTGAGTTTCCATCATTTTCTTTTTTCTGTTGGGATACTGTGTTAGTACTAGCGTCTGCAGCTTTGCGGAAGATATGATCAATCTCGATAGATGAGAGCCATGCATTTGCCACGGGAAGTTCATAGATCCCATAGTTATATCGCATCCAAGCCCAGCACCAGGCATGAGCGACTTGGAATAAAGCTGCTAAAGTCTCTGCTTCTTCCTTTGGACACATATACAGAATACTGTCATGGACTGACATATTAAACTTAGCATTGAGTCCGTGGTCTTTAATGAGCCATTCCATGGCGGCCATAAATGCATGAAGCATCGCGCTACCTGTGGACTGAATACACCAGTTATTCCTCATTGTCCAGAAGTCATCGCCAACCGAGGATGGACGGAAGGCAGTTGACATTTTTGTGCCACTTAGAGGGTTAATAGGTGTCTTTTCACAGGCAATCCGGGCCATCTCATTATAGGCATATGAGTCAGATCCACCAATGAGTTCTCTCATTCCTCGGTATGCTTTACGTCCTTTCTTAATCTCAATAAGCTTCTTACCCATGTCCACAGCTTGTTTCATAGGGATGGACTTATTGCCCTTACGGATAGTGTTGGCCAGAGTCTTTGCTCCGCAGCCATAAAGCATTCCGTAGTTACATCCCTTAGCAACTGCTCTAGAGATCCCGATAGCTCTAGCAGTCATCGAGTGCATGTCTGTTCCGTTGTCTTTTGATCCTGCGAGGATAGCATGAGAGAACTGAGTTGACCCAGCCACTTGGTGATAGGAATCAGCAAAGATGGAAGCAACAACAGCTTCTTGGGCGTCAAAATCTGATTCAACAAATACCCAACCGTCAGGAGCTTGTACTCGGGTTTTGATCTCGGATCCAATTTTGTCATACTTTGGATCAGGAACTGTGAGCCAGAGATTTTCTCCAGCACGATTAGTAGAAGTATTGTGAGGGACTGTTGCTGGAACAATAAGATTGAATTCTTTACCGAGAGGATTTTTGACTTTAGCGACATTTTGTTCACGGACTCGGCTTCTAACCGAGGTCCAATAAGATACATTGATAGCTAGTTTGATAAGCTCTTTTGCTTGAGGTAGATCCGAGCTAAGCATTCCAGACTCGAAATCGTCATTGTAGTCTTTAGAGAGTACTCCACCTACGTTCTCTCCTTCGCCTTTAGGGTGGGGGACTCGGATATATTCTCCGAGGTCTTCGTTTATGAAGCACCAGCCACGATCAGTGAAATAAGTCATAGGCTTATCATCCCACTTAAGACGAAGCAAGAAGTGAGATAGACGATTCTTAGTAGAGATACCACCGATGACGAGTTTGTTTCCTTCCTCTGTTTTTACGATCTCAGAAACACTCCTCAACCACTTAGGGATCCCGTACCACTTAGAAGAAGGCTTTCCGGCTTTTGTGAGTTTGAAGTTGCACTCCCAGTCCATCTGAGATAGCCAAGGATCTGACTCTACGTCAATATCTCCTTGGTTCCAGGCATCATAGATCTCTTGGGCCATCTCTCCTAAGATCTCTTCTTGTCTAGCGATAGAGTTACGCCAGATCTCTTCGCAACCTTCAAACCACTCATCCCAATCGTCTACGACTGGAAGGAACGCGGATGAGATTCCAAAGTGACCAAGCAGAGTAGTCAGAGAAGGATTGTTTTGAAGATACTTAAGGATGACAATAGAGAAGAGCTCTTGAGTGATCTCGGCGTCTTTCAGCGCATATTGAGTTAGGTCCTCTCGAAGTTCACATATCTGTTCCATAGTCTCGCTGACCACGAACACGTCTCGGATCTTCTTATCCTCTGGTTGCAGAGGGATCATAGGTTGGCAGTGGAAGTTATAACAATCTACTAGTCCGTTAAGAGATCCTTTCTCGGCCCAGATAGGGTCAGCTTTATAACTAGATTTCTTAGCGGCTTTCTGTACGTACCACCATCGCTGGCCAGAAGCTAGTCCACTCACATTAATGTGGGCAGACATGGTATCAAACCAATAGTTTCTCTTAGTGATGTCGTATGATTCAGAACAACGAGCTCTATCATAAGCAACGTTATGAGCAATAAAAATCTTATCATCGCCTACGGGTACGAGGGTCGTGTAATACTCAATAGAAGGATCTACGTAGCACTCATGCATCCAGATATAATAAGCAGTATCAGTAACTGCTGTGGCCAGGATAGGATGAGAGAAGTCTGATCCTTTAACAAAAGTCTCACAGTCAAATACGGCTATACTTTCTTCAATCCCCTCTGGGTGAGTAGTTTTAAATCCTGTTTTAGTTGGAGTATATTTGGTCCATCCTGGCGTGTTAACGATATATTCTGTACTAGGCTTCCTAGGTAGCTCGGAATAAGCAAAATCTTTCATGATCTTGATTTGGTCCGATACAAGCGACTTAGAGATATTCTCGAAGTGTTCTTTAATATTCTTTCCTTTCAGCTCTGGAAGTTTGAAGTCTTCCATGAAGAAAGCCTTAGGGTTCTCGATAGGGAACGTAACTCCGAAGTTTTCCATCGAAGCCTTGATGCTTTTAATAGTTTCAGGTCTTACAGGAGATGTCTCGCAATCTCCGAACACCTGTTGGTTCATCCCATCTGAAAGAGTGGCGTAACCCAGGACATTAAGTTTGGACATAAACAAGAGTAGTTTTTACTATTATATACCAAGAAAGCGCTCCTGTCAATAGTGGATTAAGAACTCCTCTCGGTCTGTGTAGTAGACGCCCACTCCCTCAAAGTTAGTCGCGTCTATTATAAGTAGGTTCTTGCGCATATAAGGATAGCCATAATGGCCAAAGATATACGTATCTTCTTCTATGGGGCAATACTCTTCAAGCCGGTCTTTCCACCAAGGGAAGCCAGGGCCCGACAGTATCTTATCTCTGTTATGTTTGTTTACTTCCTTGTAGAACAGACCGTGGCCTAAGTTAAATCTCTTAGATTTTGATTCTATAGTTACAGTAAGAGGACAACGAGCTAGCCACGATATGATATCTAGTCTCTCGTCAAAATCTAGTTCCCTAAGACACTTAAGAGTATACTTGACTTCTCTCTTGAGAATTTGATCTTCTGGAGATACTAAGTTCTCTAATATATAGTTCTCGTTATTTCCTAATATAAGCGTTGCTTCGTTACTAACTACTTTGTTCTTGATGAATTGAAGCGTACGAACCGGCGAAGTTTTCCTGGTCCTTTTAAAGAAGGGTTT